CCTCGCCCGATCTCTCCCCCCGCCGCCCGATATTGAATTACCCGAATTACCAATTGCCGATACCGAATTGCGGCGCTGAATTGCCCCCCGAATAACCCGATTACGGCCGCCGACAATTAAGCGCTTTTACGCGCGCGCTATTCGGGTAGTGAATTCGGCGTGACGGTAAACGATCCGTTGACGGCCGGCGGGCGCGGTGGGCGCGGCTAATCCGCTGTGGGGCCGGCGCGGCAACACGCGTGCGTGGGCGCGGCTGCGGGCTCACTTCGAGGCGTGGTTCCCGCTGCCGTGCTGGCGGTGCGGGCTGCTCATCCGGCCGGGGGAACCGTGGGTGCTGGGGCACCTGGAGGACCGCTGGCGCGGGGGAGGGGACGACCGGCTGGCGCCTGAGCACGAGCGCTGCTCGCTGAAGTCGGCGGGCGAGGCGTCGGCGGCGGCGTCGCGGGCGCGGCGGGCGGCGGCGGCGGCGGGCCGGCCGCTTCCGGTGTCGGAGGCGACGCTGCGGTGGCGGAAGGCGCAGGCGCGTCGCGCGTCGCGCCGCGCGCCCTCGCGCGACTGGTGATGGATGGCAGACTAGTCACCATGAGCACGGACGAGAGCACGGACGATTGGCTGGCCGGCCTCGAAGACGGGAGCGGCGACGCCCGGGACGCGGTCGACCTGCGCGCGATCGGCGAGGCGCTGATCGCGGCCGACGAGGGCCGGCTGCCGGCGGCCGTGGCCGCCGCGCGGGCCGCCGGGCGGAGCTGGACCGAGATAGCGGCGGTGCTGGGCACCAGCCGCGAGGCGGCGCAGGAGCGGTTCGCGGGCGAGTTCACCCGCGAGTTGGCCGAGCAGATCCGCGAGGAATCCGAGCGGACGAAGGATGACCCGTACCCGCCCGGCACGCGGTGGACCCGGCCGAACGCCGGGTGACCGGCTAGTTCAGGCGGTCGCGCTCGGCGGCGAGGGTTACGACCTCGATGACGGCCTCGGCGCTGGCGAGGATCGCGGACCCGGCCGGGACGGGCCGCATGTCGGTGCCGGTCGCGACGACCGTCTGCCCGTCGTCGACCGTGACGAGCCACGGGACGCCCTCGCGGTCGGCGGCGGCGGCGCGGCGGGCGGCGGCCTGCATGGCGTCGAGCATGGCGGGGGAGCGGGCGGGGGCGGCGGTCTCGGCGACGACGGCGGCGTTCAGGTAGAGGCGCACGGTGAACTCGGGCATGGTCATGGCGCACGAGTGTAGACCCGCCGGGCCGCTGACCGGGGGCGTTTACACGCTGTCGAGTTACCATCGCTGACAGTATGGGTTCGCGTCCGACGTGGGGGATCGGCCCGCCGCCGCCCGGGGCTGCGGCGTGGCCCAGGCTGATGACGCGCCGTCACCCGCTCGCCCGGGGCACGTACGGCATCGAATGCGCGAACTGGGCCGAGGCGCAGCGGATGCACTCCAAGCCCTCGCCGGGTAACAGGTGGTGGCAGCGGCTGGTGCTCGCGCGGGCGCTTGAGCACGACGCGGCGGGGCGGCTGCTGTGGCCCGTGGTGATCATCAGCGGCCCGCGCCAGGTCGGCAAGAGCTGGCTGGAGCGGATGCTGTGCGCGTGGCGGATCAGGCAGGCGGCCCGGTTCGGCGGCGAGGAGCAGGCCCTCTTGCACGTCGCTCACAAGCTGATCGCGGCGCAGGAGGTGTGGCGCCCGGCGGCGCGGTGGTCGGCGGGGCTCGGGGACATGGTGCGGTGGGCGAACGGCGAGCAGATGATCGAGCGCCCGGACGGGTCGCGGTGGCTGCTCCAGGCCGCGAACGACGGGACCGGCGTCGCGTTCAGCCTTTCCATGGCGCTCATCGACGAGGGGTGGCGGATCGCCCGGTCGGTGTACGAGGAGGCGATCGAGCCGACGCTGGCCGAGGCGGAGTCGCCGCAGACGTACCTGATCTCCACGGCGGGCACGGCCGCGTCGGACCTCATGGCGACGTACCGCGCGAAGGGCGTCGAGCAGCTCGACAGCCCGCGCGACGTGCTTTTGATCGAGTGGAGCGCGCCGCCCGGCCCCGAGGTGGACATCGACGACGTGGCGGTGTGGCGGGCGTGCCAGCCGCACTGGGACGCCAAGCGCGAGGCGTGGATCGCGCGCAAGCGGCAGCAGGCCGGCGAGCGCGCGTTCCGGCAGCAGGCCCTCAACCAGTGGGTGCCGTCGCTGACCCCGCCGGCGCTGCCGCCGGGGACGTACGGGTCGGTCGTGACGCGGGCGGCGCCGGCGGGGAGCATCGCTTTCGGGGCGGAGGTCGCCGAGGACCACAGCAGGGCCGTGATCGTGGCGGTGGGCTCGAACGGCGTCGCGGAGGTCATCGAGGAGCGCGAGCAGGCCGGGTGGGTGACGGGGCGGCTCGCGGACCTCGCCGCCGAGCACGGCGTGGCCGCTGCGGTGGACGGGTCCGGCCCGGCGCGCGGCACCGCCGCCGAGCTCAAGCTCGCCGAGGGGCTGCCGTTCGTGGCGCTGAACGCGGGGGAGATGGCCTCGGCGTCGGGGCAGGTCTTCGACGCGCTGACCGCCCGCCCGCCCGCTTTGCTGCTGCGCGATCACCCTGCGTGGGAGGCCGCGGTCGACACCGCGCGGCGCCGCAAGGTGGGCGGGGCGTGGGCGTGGACCCGCGACGAGCTGACGCTGCCGGCGGTCACCGCCGCGTGGTGGGCGCTCGCGCACGCCCCCGAGGCCGCCGACGAGCCCGAGGTGTTCGCGTGAGCGCCGAGCCGTTCCGCCTCGACGGCGCCGCGAAGCCCGCCGGGAAGCCGCTGCGGTTCACGTTCGCCGGGGCGGACTACGTGCTGCCGGCCATGGCCGCGTGGCCGGTCACCGCGATGTCCGACGCGCTGGCGGGGCGCCTCGCCGAGGCCCTCGGCGGGCTGCTGGGGGAGGAGGCCGCCGCGCGGCTCACCGACGACGGGCTGACCGTGGGCCACATGCTGGCCCTGTTCGAGCAGGCGGGGGGCGGGGACCGTGCAAGTTGAGTCGCGGCAGGCGATCGGCCGGGGGCGCCAGGTGTGGGGGCCGGGCCGGGACGTGGGCGCCCCGTCGGTGCGGGTGCTGACTGCCACCGACGGCCGCGACATGCTCATGAACGACCCCGACGGGTGGGAGGTCGACTCCCCGTGGCTGTGGTGGCAGGGGCCGGCCGGGGGCGACGGGACCGGGGGGCCGCTGGGGAACCCGCCGCCGGGGGCGGGGGCGCCGCTGCGGCTGCCGGCGGCCGTGACGCGGTGCACGAACCTGATCTGCGACACCCTCGCCGGGCTGCCGTGGCAGGTGCGGCGGGACCTGGTGCGGATGCCGACGCCGGCGTGGATCGAGGACCCGCAGCTCCTGCGGTCCGACGCGCGGATCGACGGCGGCCCGGTGCCCGCGACGCGCCGCTCGTACGTGGAGTTCCGCTCGTACCTGATGAAGTCGGTGCTGTGGCGGGGCGAGGGCATGATCTACGTGCCGACGCGCAACGAGGACGGGTCGCCGTCGCCGCCGGTCTACCAGCTGAACCCGGACATGGTCGGCGAGGAGGACGGCCGCTACTTCGTGAAGGGCGCCAACCCGATATCGCCGTACCTCGGCGACTACGCGCCCGGCGCGGTGGAGCCCGAGTACGAGTTCGGGCCGCGCGAGCTGATCGTCGTGCGGGGGATGCTGGACGACGGGCCGCGCGGCCTCGGGGTGATGGGCGCGCATTTCTGGGAGCTGGCATTGTCGGGGCTGCTGCCGGAGTTCGCGTGGAACATGCTGCGCCGGGGCGTCCCGAACGGGTACCTGAAGGTCAACGCGCCGAACCTCAGCAAGGAAAAGGCGCGCGACCTCCAGCGCAACTGGATGGCCGCGCACGGCGGGGTGAGCAAGCGGATCGCGGTGCTGAACGCGACGACGGAGTTCCACGCGCTGGCGATGGACGCGAACGCGCTCCAGCTCGCGCAGATGCGCGACTACGCGACCGCCGACGTGTCGATGATCTTCGGGGTGCCGCCCTACATGCTGGGGCTCGCCGGGCAGGGCTCGCGCGACACCTACGCCAACGTCGAGTCGCGGATGATCGAGTTCGCCGAGTTCACGCTGCTGCCGTGGGCGCGGCGGCTGGAGGCGACGTTCAGCGCCGAGCTGCCGCGCGGCACCGGCATGAAGGTCAACATGGACGGGCTGCGCCGCGCGGACACCAAGACCCGCTACGAGGCGCACCAGATCGCGCTCGGCGGCGGCGGCGGGCCGGCGTTCCTGACCGTCGACGAGGTCCGCGAGATCGAGGACCGCCCGCCGCTGACCGACGAGCAGAAGGCAGAGATGGGGCTCGCCGCCGCGCCGGCGACCGCCCCGCCGGCCGTCCCGGAGATACCGGGGCTGCGGGTCGTGGAAGGAGGCCCGGCATGATCGGTAACGGGGAGACCGCGCTGGTGGCGGTCGAGGTGCGGTCCGCCGACGAGGCGCGCCGCGAAGCCCTCATGGTGGTCTGCCGGTACGGCGAGACGACCGACCGGCTGCCGCGCCGCGAGCGGTTCATGCCGGGGGCGTTCACCCGCAGCGTGGGCGAGCGGGGGCTGCGCGTGCCGTTCACGACGGCGCACACCGGGGGGTCCGGCGCGGTGGACAAGGCGACGATGGTCGCCCGCGCGGCGGCGTGGGAGGCGGGCGACACGGAGCTGCGGGCGCGGCTGAAGTTCTTCGACACCCCCGACGGGTGGGAGGCGTTCTGCGACGCCCGCGACGGGAAGCTCGACGCCGGGTCGGTGGGGTTCCGGCCGGTCGAGGAGCGGACCGCCGCCGACGGCACCCGCGAGATCACCGAGGCGATGCTGCACCACGTGGCGCTGCTGAACCGCGCCGAGGTGCTGCCCGCCTACGACGCGCCGACGCTGCTGGAGGTGCGGGCCGCCGCCGACGCGGCGACCGTGGCCGCGCTCCTGGCGGTCAAGTGGGACCCGGCGCTGGCGGAGCGGTCGGCGATCGCGGAGCTTGCGCGCGGCGCCGTGCCCGGCACACAATAGGCACGGAGCGTTTACACGCCGCGACTGTGCGTGCCCCGCCGGCGGCCGTGACGCCCTTACGCCGGGTCCGTGCGTGCCCCGCCGCCGGCGACAACCTCATCAGGCCGCGCCCGTGCGCGCCCCGCCGGCGGCCGTTCCCTTGTATGCGCCGCGCCTGTGCGTGCCCCGCCGGCGGCGCGATCTTCCGATCGCGCCCGGGGAGGGCACATGGCTGGATCAGTGAACGTCTACCTGAAGACGAAGATCGAGGAGCGCCAGGCGCAGGCGGCCGTCCTGGAGCAGCTCCAGAGCACCGCCGCCGGGGCGGCGCGGGACCTCACCGAGGACGAGCGCAAGACCTACGACGGCATCGTGGACCGGCTGAAGTTCCTCGACGCCGAGATCGGCCGGATCACCGCCGCCGAGTCCGGCGCCGCGAAGTTCGCCGAGGTGTACGGGGCGCACCAGGCCGCCCTCGCCCGCGCGGACGCGGACCGGGCCGCGCGCGAGGAACAGGCCGCGCGGCGCACCCCGGAGGAGCGCGCGGCGGTCAAGTCGTGGGGCACGCGGTTCACCGAGTCGGAAGAGTTCAAGTCGTACAACAAGCACGGCTCGTCGGGGTCGTTCACCATCACCGGGGACTTCCTCGGCGTGGAGGAGCGCCAGGCGTTCAGCTTCGGCCAGGGGCAGAACATCATGGCCTCCAACATGGAGGGGCTCGCGCCGATGGTCTGGGGCGGCCCGACCGAGGCCGCGTTCCGCACGCCGCTGTTCGACGTGATCGGCCGGGTGCCGACCACGATGGGCTCGGTCGAGTACATGTACTGGGAGCCCGGCGACGAGGACAACATGGCCGCCGAGGTGCCCGAGGGCGAGATGAAGCCCGAGGCGGCCCTCGCCGGGGAGATCAAGGCCGTGCCGATCAGCACCTACGCGTGGTGGAAGGGCATCACGCGCCAGGCGCTGGACGACATCCCGCAGATCCGCACCATCGTCGACTCGTTCCTGCGCCGGGGCGTCATCCGCAAGATCAACTACGAGGCCGGCGCGCAGCTGACCACCGACCCGAACATCCCCGGGCTCGACGGGGGCGCGACCGAGCTGCTCGCCGTCATCCGGGCGGGCATCGCGACCGTCGACACCGCCGGGTTCGGCGTGAACGCGGTGCTGCTCAACCCGATGGACTGGGCCGCGATGGACATGGAGATGCTGCGGCTGACCGGGGCGGGCATGAACATCCAGAACGCGTTCTGGGGGCTGTCGCCCGTCGCGCTGCCGAACCTGCCGAGCGGCACCGCCTACGTCGGCGACTTCCGCGAGGCCGTGACGTTCTTCGACCGGCAGCAGACGCAGGTGCTGATCACCGACAGCCACGCCGAGTACTTCCTGCGCAACAAGATGGTCATCCTCGCCGAGGCGCGCGGCCGGGTGGCCGTCACCAACGCGGCGGCGGTCGTCAAGTGCACGGGCGAGGTGCCGCAGCTCGGCGTCGGGAACCCCGGCAACGGCGGCGGCGACGGCGGCGAGGGCGGCGAGACGTACGCCGCGCGGCGGCGCCGGGGCGTCCCGGCCCGCACCGTGAACCTCAGCCCGGGGGAGTAGCGCGTGAGCGGCCTCGGCGGGCGCGACGCGGGCGCGGGGTGCGACCCCGCGCGCCCGCGCGTGCCCGCCGAGGAGCCGACGGTCGACGAGGTCCGCGAGTGGATCGGCGTGCCCCGCGTGGAGCTGCCCGATCACGTGCTCGCCGACGTCCTGGCGGGCGAGCGGCAGGTGCAGGAGGACTTCTGCGACACCGACCCCTACGACGCCGGGCTGCGGATGGCGATGTTCCGCCGCTGCGCGCGCGCGGCGGCGGCGCGGGGGCTGCCGCTGGGGACGCTGCCCGTGCAGATGACCGGCTACCCCGACGCGTACGGGGCGATGGTCATACCGCGCCTGGACGCGGAGGTCGAGCGGTACGAGGCGGCGCGGCGGGTGATCGCCATTGCCTAGCTCGCGCTTCCAGGTCACCGACGCCAGGGCGCCCCGGCGGGCGTGCCGCGACGGCATCGCCGACATCGCCCGGGGCGTGATGACGGACGCGCGCGCCGGGACGCCCGTCGCGACCGGGCGGCTGCGGGGCGCGTGGCGGACCCGCACGAAGGCCGACGGCGACACCGAGGTCTTCAACGAGACCCCGTACGCGCGGTTCGTGGAGTACGGCACCCGCCACATGGCGCCCCGGGCGATGCTCGGGCGGGCCGTGGCGCGCGCGAGGGGCGCGAGCCTGTGACCGTCCCCGCCGAGCTGGCCGTGACCGCCGTCCTGCCGCCCGCGACGGCGGGCGAGCCCTACTCGGCGCGGCTGACCGCCTCCGGCGGCGTCCCCCCGTACACGTGGGAGGCCGAGGGGCTGCCGCCCGCGCTGGAGCTGGCCGGGGACCGCATCTGGGGCACCGTCGCCGACTACGGGCTGCACCCCGTGACCGTGACCGTGACCGACGCCGTCCGGGCCACCGCGTTCGCCGGGCTGCTGATCACCGCCGCGCCCGACGTGCCGCTGCCGCCCGGCGCCGACCCGGCCCTCGCCTACCGGCGCACCGACGTGGAGTGGATCGTCTACCTCGCCGTGAAAGACCTCGGCGGCACCGTCGACTGGGCGCTGTGGGCCGAGGAGGGCGACCCCCGCGCGTGGATCACCACCAGCGGCATCCAGGTCGACGTGCGGGCCGCGACGAAGGCCCTGGCCGCCGACCGCGCCGACGAGGTGCGGCGGGTGGTGGCGGCGCTGCCGTGGGCGCCCGGGATCAACGGCGTGATCGCGGCCGTGGACGTGATCGGCGGCCCGTGGTGGGAGCCCGACCCCGACGGCCGCCCCCGGTACGTGGTCCGGTTCGCCGTGACCACCCACCCGCCCCGGCGGGCCGGCGCCCGCGTGCCCGCCGGGGCGGGCCACCCGGACCCGGTGCTGCGGTACGCGCGCCCCGCCGTCGAGCTGGCGGCCCGGGACGCGGTGCGCAACCTCGGCGGCACCGTGACGTGGTGCTTCGCCGCGACGGAAGGACAGCCGCGCGGCTGGCTGAGCGTGGTCGACGTCCAGGTGGACGTGCGCGCCAACTCCAAAAGCGCCGCGTGGCGCCGCGCCGACGCCTGCCGGCGCGCAATCAAGCTCATGCCGTGGGGGGCTCACCCGCACGGCGTGATCGCGCGGGTGGACGTGACCGACGGCCCGTTCTGGCTGCCGGACCCCCGCCCTCGCTACGTAGCCCGGTACGCCGTCTGGTGCCATCCGAGGCGGCCGGCGAACCTGCCCGATGTTGGAGGCGTTTAAACAATGGCAACTGGCGTACTCGACCCGGCCGAGGTGCAGGTAGGCACCGCCAACGGCCCCGGTATCTACCTCGCCCCGGCGAGCACCCCCGGCCCCGCCGACACCACCGAGGACTGGGCGCCCCCGTGGTCCTGCCTCGGCTACCTGAGCGACGACGGCCCCACCGTGGGCCAGTCCACCGACTCGGCGGACATCACGCCGTGGCAGTCCGTCGTGCCGATCCGGTCGGTGATCACCTCGCGCGGCGTCACGGTGCAGTTCACCATGTGGCAGCTCAACGCCGAGACCATCGCCCTGTACTTCGACGGCGACATGCCGGTCGAGGACGAGGACGGGTCGATGGAGATGGACGTGCGCACCGACAGCGCGCAGCACGTCTACGCCGTGGGCATCGACACCCAGGACGCCGACCGGGTGATGCGCATCGTGTTCCCCCGCGCGTCGCTGACCGACGTGGGAGACATGCAGATCCAGCGCGGCGCGGCGATCCCGCTCGACGTGACCCTGTCGGCGCTCGACGACGGCGGCTCGCTGGCGAAGATCCGCATCGGGCCGTCGTCGCGAACGGGCGCGGGCGGCGGGCAGCAGGCGGCGAGCTTCGACGTGGTCGCCGAGGCCGTGGCCCGCCACCAGGAGGCGGACACCAAGGGCCAGGCCGGGCGCGTCCCGCGCGTGAGCCGGGCCGACGCGCAGGCACGGGCAGCGGCCCGCGCCGGCGGGACCGGCGGCGGACAGTGACGGCGCCGAGGGCGGCAGTGGCGAACGGGCACGGCCCGGTGAGGACGGCGGTCAAGTGGGATCTCGAAACGGCCGCAAGGGCCGCCGCTACCGAGGCGGACCTCGTCCCTTTCGCGTTCACCTACAAGGGCGCCGACTACACCGTCCCGCCGCAGCGCAAGTGGCCCGTTAAGGCCCTGGTGTCGGTGGCGGCCGGGCAGCTCGACGAGGCCCTGCCGGCGCTGCTGGGCAAGGACGCGTTCGCCGCGATGTGCGACGCCGGTCTGGACGTGGGGGAGATGACCGCCCTGTTCGACAAGCTCGCCGAGGCCGCCGGAATGGGCAACCTCCCAAATTCCGGGCCGCCGCCGCAGCGCGGTTCGACCCGGACGTAGAGGCGGCGGTGCTCGCCGCATTCGGGGTCGACGTGCTCGACCCCGGCGTGAGCACGCGGCGCGTCCAGGTGCTGCTTGAGCGCATCCCGCCGTCGGCGCGGCGGGGCGGGGAGCAGTGGTCGACCGAGGCGGACCTGCTCGCCGCGCTGGTCGACCACGTGGCCTACCTGACGTGGGTCACGCTGAAGGCGCACGGCGCCAAGGGCGCCGCCAAGCCCAAGCCCGTGCCCCGGCCCAAGCGGAGCCCGGTCAACGCCGCCGCGGAATCGGCCCGTAAACGAGCCGTTGACGCCGCTCGGGCGCAGCCGCGCGCCCTGGCGGGAACGGTCACGGACGCCCCCGCGAAGGCCGCGTCGTGGGCCGACGCGATTCTCGCCATCGCCAAGGTGCCCGGGGTGAGGACGGAACGCGATGCCACCTCGTTACGGCCGCCTGGTCGTCGTCGCGACGGCCGACACCACGCAGCTGGAGGCGTCGGTGCGCAAGGCCGCGCTCTCGGGCGCGGAGACCACCCAGCAGACGTTCGGCCGCGCGTGGTCGGGGGTGACCTCGGCGGCGCAGCGCGCGGCGGCGGCGGTGTCGAGCGGGTTCAGCCGCGCCTGGTCCGGGGTGTCCTCGGCGGCCTCGCGCGCCGCGTCGGCGGTCACGTCCGGGTTCAGCCGCGCCGCGTCGGGGGTCTCGTCCGGGTTCAGCCGCGCGTTCGCCGGGGTGCAGACGGCGGCGGGCCGCGCCGCGTCGGCGGCGTCGTCGGTGTTCAGCCGCGCGTTCGGCGGGGCGGGCGCGGCGGTCAGCAACGGGCTCGGCCGCGCGTTCAGCGCCGTGCAGGCCGCCGCCGGGCGCGCCGGGTCGGCGGCGTCGTCGGTGTTCACCCGCGCGTTCGGGTCGGCGGGCGCGGCGGTGCAGTCCGGGCTCGGCCGCGCGTTCGAGGCCGTGCAGGGCGCGGCGGGCCGCGCCGGGGCGGCGGCCTCGTCGGCGTTCACCCGCGCCGGGGACGCCGGGTCGGCGATCACCAACGGGCTCGGCCGCGCCTACGCGTCGGTTACGCAGGCGGCCGGGCGCGCGGCGGCGAACGCGGGCGGCGCGTTCACCCGCGCGGCGGGCTCGGCCGGGTCGGCGATCCAGACCGGCCTGGGCAAGGCGTTCGAGGCGGTGTCGACGGCCGGGTCGCGGGCCGCCGCGACGGTCGGGTCCGGGTTCAGCCGGCTCACCGGCTCGATCAACGCCGCCGCCGGGTCCGGCAGCGGCGGCGGCGGGGGCGGGGGCGGGGGCGGCCTCGGCGGCATGCTGGGGGCGCTGAAGGCGATGCCGCTCGCGGGGAGCCTCGCGGCGGGCGGGATAGGGCTGGTCACCGGGTCGGTGCTGAAGGCCGGCATCTCCTACAACACGCTCATGCAGACCAGCCGCGCCGCGTTCACGACCATCCTCGGGTCGAGCGAGGCCGCCGACAAGATGCTGTCGGACCTGCAGAAGTTCGCGAGCACCAGCCCGTTCCCCCGGCAGGCGTTCATCGAGGCCACCCAGCAGATGGTGTCGTTCGGCATCGAGTCGAACAAGGTGATCCCGTACCTGAGCGCGATCCAGGACACCGTGGCGGCGACCGGCGGCAACGCCCAGACGCTGAGCGAGATCACGCTGGTGATGTCGCAGATCCAGGCGGCCGGGAAGATCACCGGCGTCGACCTCATGCAGTTCGCGCAGCGCGGGATCAACGCCGCCGACCTCATCGGGTCCGCCATGGGCAAGACCGGCACCCAGATCAAGGAGGAGATCACCGCCGGGTCGCTCGACGCCACGACCGCCCTCGACGCCCTCGCCAAGGGCATGGACACCAACTTCGGCGGCGCCGCCGACAACCTGAAGACGACCTGGTCCGGCACGGTCGACTCCATGAAGGGCGCGATGCGCGACATGGGGTCGGCGCTGATCGCCCCGTTCATCGACCCCAAGGGCGGCGGGTACGCCGTGGAGTGGGGTCAGAAGCTCGCCAACGGGCTGCGGTCGGCGCTGCCCGTCGCCCAGGCGGTCATGACCGGGATAAGCCAGGTCATCCGCGTGGCCGTCGCCGTGATCAGCTTCCTGTTCAGCACCGCGTTCGCGGTCGCCCGGGGCATCTTCGAGGGCATCGCGCAGGCCCTGGCGCCGCTCGTCGCCAAGCTGCGCGAGGTGTGGGCCGAGCTGAGCGAACGGCTCACCCCGGCGATGCAGCAGGCCGCCCCCGCCGTCAACGTCCTCGGCGTCGTGATGCGGGTGATGGGCAATATCGCGAAGTGGATCGCCGTCGCGGTGTTCAGCGTGATCGGGTTCGTGCTCCTCAACGTCGTGGTGCCGGCGCTGCGCATCCTCATCCTGACCATCGTCAACGTGATCACGTTCTTCGGGTCCCTCGGCGGCGCGGCGCGCGCCGTCACGGCGGCCGTCGCCGGCGCGTGGAACGCCGTGCTGGGGGCGACCCGCACGGCGTGGGCGGCGGTCACCGGGGCGGTCGCCGGGGCGTGGAACGCGGTGCGGTCGGCCACCGGGGCGGCTGCCGGGTGGGTCCGCAGCACGGTCACCGGGGCGTGGAACGCGCTGCTGTCCGCGACCACGGCCGTGTGGAACGCGATCCGGGGCGCGATCAGCGCCGTGTGGACCGCCATCCGCAACATCGCGTCGGGCGCCGCGAACGCCGTGCGGGGCGCCGTCACCGCCGCGTGGAACGCCGTGCAGGCGCTGACCGCCCGGGTGTGGAACGTCATCCTGTCCACGGTGAGCGCGGTCTGGGGCCGCATCCGCAACGTGACCGCCGGCGCGGCGGCGTGGGTGCAGCAGGCCGTCGCGAACGCGTGGAACTGGATCTCGGCGACCACGGCCCGGCTGTGGAACGCGATCTTCGGCGCGATCAGCGCCGCCTGGGGCCGCATCCGCAGCCTGACCGGGCAGGCCGGCGCCTGGGTGCAGCAGGCCGTCACCAACGCGTGGAACGGCGTCCTCGGCATCACGGGCCGGATCTGGGGCGCGATCGGCAACACCGTGCGCGGCGCGTGGGAGAACATCAAGAACATCAGCCGCAACGCGTGGACGTGGATCTCGACCGGCATGGCGAACACGTGGAACGCGATCCGCGACAACGCCGGGCGGGCGTGGGGCGCCGTCGCGCAGGCCGTCGGCAACGCGTGGAACAAGGTCAAGTCGGCGGTCGGCGCCCCGGTGCGGTTCGTGGTCGACAAGATCGTCAACCCGCTGGTGAAGGGGATCAACGCCCTCGTTACCAAGATCGGGATTCCGGCGATCCCGTCGATCGCGCTGCCGGGCGGGTTCCGCGAGGGCGGCGAGGTCCCGCTCCAGGCGTTTACACGCCCTGCCGCGGCCGACCCGTGGTGGGGCCGGGTGCCCGGCGGGTACGGCGGCGGCGACACGCAGCTGATCATGGCCGAGCCGGGGGAGTGGGTGCTGACGAAGCGCCAGGCGCGCGGGCTCGGCTACGGGTTCCTGCGGGGGCTGCCCCGCTACGCCGACGGCGGCATGGTCGGCGGCGGCGGCGGCGGGGGAGCGGGCGAGGGCACCGCCCCCACGCCGCGCTGGCCGAGCTGGGCGAACCCCGGCGCGTGGGCGAAGGGCATCGCCGGCGGCGCCGTGAAGGCGTGGGACGAGACGCTGAAACTCGGCAAGGGCATCGTGGACGAGTTCAGCGGCATGCTGCGGTGGGCCGCCGCCGAGGCGTTCGAGGCGATGACCTCGCCGCTGCGCAAGGCCGCCGAGGGCATGGGCAAGAGCGACCACCTGTTCACGCAGTACTTCGGCAAGCTCGGCGTCGAGGTCATCGACGGGGCGATCGAGTTCATCAAGGGCAAGAGCACCCCGGACATCATGGACGGGATGGGCGGGGACATGATCAACCTCGCCACCTCGTTCAACGGCCGAAGGTACGTCTGGGGCGGCGGGGCGAACCCCGAGACCGGGTTCGACTGCTCCTCGTTCGTGTCCTACGTGGCGGGCACGTCCGGTTTGCCGCTGCCGGGCAACTTCAAGGTGCCGTCGAAGGTGCACGGCCCGGTGACCGGCGACTACCTGAGCTGGGGCGGGATGACGACCATCCCGTGGTCGCAGATCGGCCCCGGCGACGTGGGCGTCAACAGCCACCACATCATCCTGTCGATCGGCACGGGCGGGAAGGGGTTCGCCGCGAGGTCGACCGCCACCGGCATCGGGCCGCAGACCATCACCAACGGCGCCTACACCGTGCGGCGGTGGAACGCGATCAAGGCCGCCGGCGGCTACGAGAAGATGTTCAGCATGTCGGGCGGCATGGCGCCCGTGTCCGCCGGCAGCAAGTCGCAGAACCTCATCACGATCGCCCGCGCGCTGATCGGCATGGGCTGGTCGCCGGCCGGGGCGGCGGGCGCGTCGGGGAACATCTACCAGGAGTCGATGGGCGACCCGCTGTCGGCGGGCACCGGGGGGCGCGGCCTCATCGGCTGGACCCCGCCGGGGCGGCTGCCCAACTCGGCGTTCATCCCGGGCAACCCGTCGGTGTCGATGCAGCGGCAGATACCGCTGGTCAACTCGTTCTTCCGGCAGAACATGGGCCGCTACTGGGCGCTGGCGCAGCAGCAGAGCGACCCCGGCCGCGCCGCGCTGGTCATCATGAACATGGGCGAGCGCCCCGCCGGGTCGTCCCAGAGCAACCCGTTCTTCCCGGGGACCGGCACCTCGAAGGGGAGCCTGCGGGCGTCGATCGCGCGCACCGTCTTCAACAGCGTGCGGAGCATGATGCAGAACGCGCGCGCCATGGCCGGCGGCGGCGTGCTGCGCGAGGAGGTCGTCGGCATCGGCCCGTCCGGGCACTTCTACCACCTCGCCGAGCGCGGCCCCGAGCTGGTCTCGCCGCTGAACGGCGGGGAGACCACCGCCGAGCGCCGCATCATGTCCGAGCTGCGGGTCGCGCAGCGCGGCGGCGCCGTGATCAACGTGTACCCGCAGGCCGGGCAGTCCGAGGAGGCCGTCGCCGCGATGGTGGCCCGGCGCATCGCGTGGGCGGACGCAGGAGGGCTGATATGACCACCCCCCCGACGGAGGCGACGCGCGGCTACGGCCCCGGCGCCGAGCGCGGCTACGACCGCGACTACGACCGCGCCTACACTCTCGAGCCGGACGCCCCGCCGCCGCCCCCGCCGCCGGTCGTCCCCCCGGCGCCCCCCGAGGACTGGACGGCGGGCGCCGGGAGGCTGGTGCCGGTCGTGTGGCACGGCATGGACCTCGACCCGGGGTGGGTCAGCGAGTGGTTCACCGCGATCGTGGAGAACGTCGAGGGCTGGTACGCCTCGCCGCCGCTGAACGGCGGCGACGCCGAGCGGGCGCTCGCCGACGGCGGCTTCTACGGGCTGAAGACCCTCGGGCCGCGCGAGGTCACCATCACCGGGTCGTGCATCGGCCCCCGCGCGGACATCATGGGCTGGCGCGACCGCATCGCCGGGCTCGCCGCCGAGCGCCAGCCGTCGGAGCTGGCCGTCACCGACCCGTGGCTCGGCACCACCCGAACCGCGATGGTCCGCGCCGACAGCGACACGTTCAGCCACGAGTTCTTCGGCGGGCGGCGCGGGTGGCGCTACCAGGTGACCGTGACCGCCGCCGACCCGCTGCTGTACGGGTCGACATGGAAGCAGGCGGTGCTGACCAACCTGAGCTCTACCGACACCGGCCGCCCCTACCCCCGCTTCTACGTTCACCCCCGCGAGGACCAGCCCGAGCCCCCGGACGGGCTCAACGGGTGGGGCTACGAGTCGTCGGTGCCCGCGAACTCCACGGCGGTGCTGGTCAACGACGGGAACGTGCCCGCGCCGGTCTACGCGGTGTGGACCGGCGACCTCGGGCCGTCCACCGTCACCGACGACAGCGACTCGATCATCATGGGCGGGCTCGCCGCCGGGGTGCAGGTCGCGGTGGACACCGCGACGCTGGTCGCCGAGGCGCCCGGCGGCGGCAACCGCTCGGGGATGATCGCGCCCGGGTCGCGCCCCATGTTCGTGCCGCCCCGCTCGACGGCGCTGTGGCACCTGTACTCGACCGGGTCCGGGTCGGTCACACTCTTGTGGCGGGACGCGTGGGCATGAGCCCCCCCGCGCTCGCCTCCCGCCCCCGCCCGGCGCCGCTGCCGGACCAGTGGACGTTCTGGGCGTCGACCGTGGTCGGGAACCAGAACCTCGGGCTGCTGCGCCCGCACGGCTTCTCGTGCTCGTCGCGGCTGTCCGCGTTCGGGTCCGGGCAGGTCACCCTTCCGATGGAGCCCGGCACCCTCGACGGCGCCCGCCTCACCAACCTGTGGTCCTACAAGATCTGGGCGTACTACGGGGCGAGGCCCTACTGGTGCGGCGTCCCGTCCGGCATCGCCGACGACGGCTCGAACTACGTGAGCCTCACCCTGACGGAGCTGTCCGGCTACCTGAACAGGCGCGCGCTGGACGTGGCCGCCGGGCTGCGGTTCGACCAGGTCGAGCAGACGGAGATCGCGCGGCAGCTCGCCGCGCCCGTGGCGGACGTGGGCGTGGTCCTGGCGGTCAGCGCCGGGCCGGGGTTCCCCCGCGACCGCAGCTACGAGTACCTCGAAGGGGAGTCCCGGGGCGGCCTGCTCGCGAACCTGTCGCAGGTCATCAGCGGCCCGGAGTTCCGCACCGAGTACGACCGCGACCCCGCCGGGGCGCCCCGGTGCACGCTGCGGATCGCCTACCCGCGCGTCGGCGGGAACTCCTACCTGGTGCTGTCGGTGCCGGGCACCGCCACCGGCTACAGCGCCGCGTGGGACGCCGACAGCCTCCGCACCCGCACGTTCGCCGTCGGGGACCTGCCCGAGGACGCGCCCGAGGGCGCCGTGCGGCCCGTGGTGGTCGTGGACCGCCCGCAGCCCGACCTGCCGCGCCTGGACGCGGTCGACTCGTGGGAGCAGACCTACCTGATATCGACCCTCACCGAGCGCGCCAACACGAACGCGACCATCTACGCCGAGCCGTCCCTCGACCTCGCCGCGACCGCCACGCTCGCCAGCCCCGACCCCGGCACCTACCGGGTCGGCGACGACGTGACCATCCGGCTGGTGACGCCGCTGCTGGAGGACGGGCTGGACGTGCCCGGCCGCCTCACCCAGGTCGACGTCTCGGCGGGCGAGGGCACCGTCACGTGGACCGTCGCGGTCACCGTGCCGGCGCCGCGCGCCCGCCCGCCGCTCACCGCCCGGCTGACCAGCGTCAACCAGCGTGTAAACGCGGTGTTCCGGCGCCGCATGGCCCCCGTGTAAACGGACTGGAGGACACGATGCCCGCACGTACCCGAACCCGCGCCCCGCACCCCGCCGAGGCCGTCCCGGTGCCCATGCCCCAGGTGCCGCCCGTCATGAGCGACGACCTGGAGGGCAGCGACGGCGACGGCAACCCAACCGGGCTGCTCATGTGGGGGCAGGCCGGCATCTACAACGGCGTCGACGACCGCGCCGTCATCACCGCCGTGACCGACAACGCGGTCGGCGGCGTCGTCCGCCCGCCGGGGCTGTCCGCCGGGTCCGGGCTCACCCTCAACGTGGCCGGCGGGTGGATCGCCGTCGCGTCCTGCGGCGACGGCACCAACGCCGTGGTGCGGGCCGCGATCACCCACCAGGTGCAGGTCCCCGCCGGGGCGCCGGGCGTGACCCGCCGCGACCTGCTGTGGTGCGACACCTACCCCGACGACGGCCGCTGGGTGCTGCGCGTCATCCGCGAGGCCGAGATGCCCGGCCGGGCGGGGATACCGCTCGCCCGCATCACCGTGCCGCCCGGCGCGAACCTCGCGTCGCAGATGACGTTCACCCACGACGTGCACTTCCTGTCGCCCAAGGTCGACTCCGACCCGCGCAGCAACCACGGCACCGGCACCTACACCGACCTGACGCCGCCGTACCCGTTCGCCCTGTACGGCATCCGCCGTGACGCCATGTTCCGGCTGACCGCGTTCGGCGTCATCGACGTGGGCGCGGGCAGCGCCGCGCTGCGGTGGCGGATCGGCGGCGTCACCCTCGACTGGAGCCCGTCCACCCTCGGCGGCGGCATGGCCAACCGGCTGTTCCACTGGGACGCCTCCGCCGTCGTCGTGTTCGGGTCCGGGTTCGCCGCCGGCGTGGGGAACACGAAGCTGACCGTCACCGTCTCCCGCGCGTCGGGCCGCGCCGACCTCGGCAGCACCCTGTCGGCCACCCGCTACGCCGGGTCGGTCAACTTCGGCGCCGGGCCGTGGCTGACGTTCGGGCTCCAGGCCGCGTGGCTGTCGGCGATGCCCAACGCCAACGTCGTGTGCCAGTCGTCGGCTTTCGAGGCCGTCGGCAAGCCCTGGTGAGCTGAGAGGAGCCACCCATGACAGAGATGATCACCGGCCGCTCGATGTGGGGGCAGGCGTCCCGCTACACCGCGTTCGACGACCGCCTCGCCCTGACGGCGCTGACCGGGGGCCGCGCCGGCATCGTGCGCCCCGCGTCGTTCGCGGCGACGCCGGCGCCGCTGGAGGTGACCATCGACGGCGGGTGGCTCGCCATCGCCGACGCCGGCGACGGCACGGTCATGGTGGCCGGCACCCTCGACGCCGCGACGCTGACGCTGCTGCCCGGCGACGGGAACGCCACCCGCCGCGACGTGATCTACTGCTACGTCATGCCCGACGAGGGCACGTGGTTCGTGACGGCCGCGCTCGCCGCCGACGCCGAGGGCCGCCCCGGCATCGCGCTGGCCACGGTCGACGTGCCCGCCGGGGCGGTCAGCGCCTCGCAGATGGTCATCACCCCGCGCCCGGCGGAGTTCCTCATCGAGGGCGCGCGCGGCCCGCAGGGGCCGGCCGGCACCCAGGGGCCGCCGGGCGCCGCCGTCAACATCCGGGGCGGCCTCGACAGCCCCGCCGAGCTTCCCGCCGAGGGCAGCCCCGGCGACGCGTGGCTCATCGGCGGGGACCTGTGGGTGTGGACCGGCGGCGGCGAGGCGGCGGCGGCGGCGGCCGTGGCGCCCCTCGCCAACTGGGCGCTCGCCGACCCCGCCGGCTCGCCGACCGTGCTGGAGACCGTCGCCGGCGGCGACGGGATCGTGAGCGCCACCGGGGTTGCCCTCGGCGCCGCCGACCCGTGGGGCGCCGCCAGGGCGGCCCAGTTCACAACGGACTTCCAGTCGGCGATCTGGATTCCCCCCGCGATCGTCAACCGGATGCTGTCCGGCCCGCACACCGTCAAGGCGCGGATGCGCACGTCGTCGAACCCCTTCCTGACGATCCTCGGCGGCAACGACCGCAGCGACAATCAGTTCGTGTTCTTCGGCGTCGGGGTGGGAGGCGCGCTCGGGTACCGGCGGGCGCCGGGGCAGCTCGTCACCGCGACGGGCAGCCCGCCGGTTAACGACGGGAACTGGCACCAGGTCGGGTGGCGTGTCGCCGCCGACGGGGTGACCCTCTCGTTCTGGGTCGACGGCGCCAACGTCATGCAGGCCACGCTGAACACCAACCCGCCCAGGACGCTCACGGCGGCGGCGATCGGCCACAGCGGCGCCGCCAACGAGCCGAACAGCTACACCGGCTACCTCGCCCGGGTCCGCGTCTGGGACAGGGCGCTCACCGACGCCGAGATGGCCGGCACGGTCGTCCAGGGGATCTACCCCGCCGGCGACGACCCCGGGCAGGCACGGAAGGGAGACGAGCGATGACCACGCCCTCGTTCGAGACATGGGAGAACGTCGGCTCGATCCAGGGGCCGCAGGGCGACCCCGGCCCGCCGGGCGAGACCGGCCCGCAGGGCGCGACCGGGGCCGCCGGGCCGCCGGGCGAGACCGGGCTGTCCGGCTCGCCGGGCGCGACGGGCCCGCAGGGGCCGCAGGGCCCCGCCGCGCCGCCCGCCTACGTGTTCTCCGTCGCCGGCACCGAGCCGGCCGGCACCGGCCCGGTGACGGTCAACGTGCCCGCCCCCGCCGCCACGTTCACCGTGGACACCGCCGGGACCTTCCTCGTCTGGGGCAGCCTCAGCACCGGGGTAGGCGGCGGGCTGGCCGGCGGGGTGCGGCTCGCGCTGCTCGTCGACGGCGCCGCCCACCGCGTGGCAAGCGCGATCGCCCAGGCCGGCTGGGCCGGGTTCCTCGACTGCACCGGCATGGCGCAGGTGACGCTCGCGGCCGGGAGCCACACCCTGCAAGCGCAGATCAGCAACCCCGCGCCCGGGGGCAGCTCGAACCTCAACGCCGTGAACTGGCGGGTCGGCGTGCTGCGGACCGGCCCGTGATGGCATGCCAGGGAGGAGAAACCCAATGACCGTCCCCGCGCACTCCGACGAGGACTTCGACCCCGACCACCCCGACCTCCAGCACGAGGACGGGCAAGAGGCAAGCGAGCCCGGCGACATCATCGAGGAGGACTAGCCGGATGGCACCGCCCATCGTGACCCGCGCCCAGTGGGGCGCCGCGTTCACCATCCCCGGCGGCCGTCACGTCGCCCCGTCCGCGCGCCGCTGGTTCGTCGTGCACTGGCCCGGGTCCGCCGTCGGCAGCGACGAGCGGGCCGTGGTCCGCTCCATCGAGCGCAGCCACCGCAACGGGCAGGGGTGGGCCGCCGCCCCCGGCTACAACTACCTCGTGGGCCGGTCGGGGACCATCTACGAGGGCTGCGGGCGCGACGTCCGCGGAATCCACTCCCCGCCCCGCAACACCGACGGGTGGGGCGTCTGCGTGATGGTCGCCGTGGGGGAGACCCCGCCGCCGGCCGCCCTCGCCGCGACGCGCGCCCTCTACGAGTGGCTCAACACCGTCGCCGGGCGCACCCTCGGCATGAGCTGGCACGGGCAGCACCACCCCACCGCGTGCGCCGGGCCCGCCCTCACCTCCTGGGTGCAGCGCGGCATGCCCGCCGCCGTCGCGCCCGTCCCGCCCGGCCCCGGCGGCTCGCCCGGGTTCCCCGGCCGCGTCCTGCGCCAGCCCCCGGTCATGCGCGGCGAGGACGTGCGGACGTGGCAGACACGGGTGAGGGCGCGCGGCTTCGCCGACGTCGCCGCCGACGGCGCCTACGGCCCGGTCAGCGAGGGCGCGTGCCGCGAGGTGCAGCGGATCGCCGGGCTGCCCGTCGACGGCCGCGTCGGGCCGAACACGTGGCCCGCCACCTGGGCGAGCAATGCCGGGCCGGGCGGCAACCCGTCCCCGCCGGCGCCCGGCACCCCGACGGGCATGGCCGAGTCGCCCATCGCGGTGATCGCCCAGGTGAACCTCGCCTGGGACACCGTGCCCGGCCCCGCCGCGCAGTTCACCGTGCAGGTGCAGCGCGGCACGACGGGCACGGCGAACGTCCGCACGTTCACCGTCGACGTCCCGTCCTCGCCCCGCACGAGCTTCGCCGTGCGCGACCTCGCCCCGCGCGAGGCGCACCGCTGGCGGGTGTCGCGCGGCGCCTGGTCGGACTGGCGCGAGTTCCGCACACCATGAGGGGAGAAGACCATGAACGTCGACACGCTGTGCACCGCGATGCCGGGGCTGTCCCGGCCGCTCGCGACCTCCTACCTGCCGCCGATGGAAGCCGCGATGCGCGAGTTCGGGATCACCAACGTTCACCGCTGCCGGATGTGGCTCGCGCAGGTGGGTCACGAGTCGGTGAGCCTGCGCTACTTCGAGGAGATCGCGAGCGGGCAGGCGTACGAGGGGCGCCTCGACCTCGGCAACACCCAGCCCGGCGACGGGAAGCGGTTCAAGGGGCGCGGCCCCATCCAGCTCACCGGCCGCGCCAACTACACCGCCGTCGGCAAGGCCCTCGGGCTCGACCTCGTCGGCAACCCCGCCTTGGCCGCGCAGCCGCAGCACGCCTTTCGCGTCTCGGCCTGGTGGTGGAAGAACCACGGCCTCAACGAGATCAGCGACAAAGACGACGTGAGCGCCGCGACCCGCCGCATAAACGGCGGCCTCAACGGCCTCGCCGACCGGACCGCGCGGTACAACAGGATCAAGCCGCTGGGGAACGCGGTCCTCGTCGGCGCCGGCGCCGCCCCCGCCCCGCCCAAGCCGCCGCCCGGCGGCGGCACCGTCCCGCCGCTGCACGTCGACTACTTCTCCACCGCGCACAACGCCCGGGTGGCGGACGTGCGGACATGGCAGGCGCAGATGCGCGCCCGTGGCTGGAAGGCCGGCGGGGCGCCGCTCGCCGCCGACGGCATCTTCGGCCCCAAGTCGGACGAGGTGTGCCGGGCGTTCCAGCGCGAGAAGGGGCTCGGCGCCGACGGGAAGGTCGGCCCCAAAACCTGGGGCGCCGCGTGGACGGCGGCGGTCACGTGAACGGCCGCGACTGGGCCGGGCCGATCGCGCTCGTGCTCGCCGCCGGGGTGTCCATCGCGCTGTGCACCTCGCTGATCATCATCACCCTGTCACCCAAGCCCCTCGACGCCGAGCTCATGGCCGTCGTGACCACCCTCGCCGGGGCGGCCGTCGGCGCCGTCGGCACCTACCTCGGAATCAGCCGCGCCCCGGCCCTGTTTGGAGCCCCGCAGGGCGGGCAGGATGCGGGAACCCCTCCCGGGGTACAGACCCCGCCTGCCCCGGAAAAGGGCGGGACGCGGCCCGAGCCGTTGGCGCCGGGCGGACCGCGTCCCGCTTAGAGAGGCCAGGCCCCCCTGGGGGTTCCCGGGGGGCCGCGCCGAGGGGGCGCGACGGGACGGGCGCGACACGGGCCGAGGAGCTGGGGGCCGTACAGCCCGTGCGCATGCCCGCCCCTCATGTGCGTCGCGCGCCCCCGGACAAAACCAACTGGGAGTTGTGGCCCCCCGGGAACCCGTGTCACAGACCGTAGTGGGGTTGTTACGCGTAAGACAACGAACTTGGCCGGAGTTTTTACGATTCTTTAGATCCGCCATGGCCGCGCCGCTGCCGCAGCCACAGCAACGCCAGGACCGCGTACCCCGCCGCGAACACGCCCCCGATGACCTCGGCGGTCACCCCGTACCCCATGGCCCCTCCTCGCGCGCTGAGCGGGCCGGGCCGCCCCGGGCCGGGGGTGGCGCCCCGGGACGGCCCGGGTCATCAGGCGCGCGCCGCCCGGTAGCGGTCCGCCAGCGCCTCCAGCTTCGCACCCGCCGAATCATCGCGCAGCGCCTCGACCGTCGCGTCCGTCAGCAGCACGTGGTAGCCCTCGCGCAGGTAGCCCAGCGCCATCACGAGGGCGTCGAGCGGGTCGCCGGCCGTGAGCCGCGTCGGCGGCTGCTGGGTCTTGCGGACGATGATCCCGAACGCCTCGCCCGGGTCGTGCGTGACAGTCTGCGCGCTGTATGCGTGATTGCGTTTCGTCATGGGTATGCGGCCCCTTCCGGTGTGCAATGACATCGGCAGACATCGTAACGCCGCACGCGTGATCATGCGATAGCGCCGAGTGATTCCGCGATCAGGCCGCGCCCCTGAGCAAGTGAGCGAGTTCCGCCGGCGGCTTCGCCGCATCGCGCCACACCATCTCCACCAGCCGGGGGTCAAACTTCCCCCGGCCGCCCGGCGGAACCTTGTGGATGACCACGCGCTCGACCAGCGCCCTGAGCACGTTAGTCTGCCTCGCCAGCACCAGGCTTCCCCACACCTCGTCGGCTGGCTTGCCCGTCCGGAACTCCTTTAGCGGGTCATCCGTGGGGGCCGGCGTCCGCAGCGCCGCCTCGGCCTCGTTCAGCTTGTCCCGCAGCTTTCGCAGGTCCGCCGTCGCCTGGGTGTCATCGATCAGCCCCTCGGTGTGCATGGCGTTCTTCGCCGCGATCAGCTTCCGAATCCGGCGGATCTCCGCCCGCCAATGAGCCGCGTCGGCGGTCGCGATCGGCGGCGCCGGCCTGAGCAGGCCGGCCACGTCCGGCATCGACAGCCGCATGATCACCGCCTCGGTGATGGTCTCGTCGGCCCGGTGAATCGCCCGCGTGACGTGCCCGGACGGGTAGCACGCGTAACGCGGCTCGCGCCCGCTCTTAGGCCCCGTCTTCCCACCGGACATCGCCTTACCGCACTCGCCGCACACCGCGACGCCCGACAGCAGGTAGGAACGCGGCGTCGGCTGCGGGCCGCGCCGGCGCCGCTCTGCCGGGGACAGCCTCGCGACCATCGCCGTCCACCGCTCCACGGTAACGATCGGTTCCCACGCCTCCGATTTCACCAGGGGCTGGTTCGCGCCGCCGTGGTGGTCGAGCCCGGCCACCGACGGTTTAGTGAGCGCGCCCTTGAGCGTGGTCTGTGTCCACTGCCCGCCCCGCCTGGTTGGCACGCCCGCGTCGATCAGCCCCTGGGTCACCACCGACAGCTTTAGGCCCCGGTCGAGGATGTTCACGTACGCGTCGAGGATCACCTCGGCCTCGGCGGGCTCATGCAGCAGCCGCTTCTTCCCGACCTCCTTGGGAGCGTTCGGGTCGTAACGGAACCCGTACCCGGCGCCGCCGCCCCGGTAGGACTTGCCGTGCAGCCGCGTGTGGTACCGCGCGACCTTCGACGCCGTCGACCGGCTCAAGTTGTTAGCGAACGCCACCAGGACGCGCGTCATGGTTATCCCGTCGCTGGTCGTGAGATTGACCTGCCCGGGGGTCAGCGACTGGAAGATCGCGCCGCTTTGCTCGGCTGCGTCGATGCAGTCTTCGAGGTCGCGCGGGTCGCGCGCGATCCGGTCGAGGTCCTCGGCGAGCATGGCGTGAATGGTGCCCGCGTGCAGTTCCGCGATGATCCGCTGGAACTCGGGCCGCAGCACCCGCCACCCCGTGACCACCGTGCCGTCGGTCAGCGTGAACGAGATCTTGCGCCGTTTAAACGCGCTGGCCGGCTTCGGCTTGTCGCCGTCCATGTCATTCTCGATCCGCACGCCGTCGGCCGGGACGATGTACCCGAGCCGCTTGGCGAGCGCGCGGAGCAGCTCGACGCGGCCCGTCATCTGCTCTTTGCTGTCCATGTCCGACAGCCGCAGGTACAGCACGCAGATCACCGCCGTGCCGGGCGCCCGCCACCCCGGGACCGGCCGCGCGCGCGACGTGACTTGCCCGGTGTCCTCGTCGTACTCGATCATGTGCTTAACAGCCATGGTGCGTCCCCCTTCGTGGGCATGGTCCTACCCCCGAAAGGGGGTTGTTAATTTGTGGGCGGGCTTGCCCGTCCACAAATCATAGTACCTCTTAAACCAGCAGGTCAGCGGCATTTCCCGCATGTTGGGCGGGGTTGCGCGCCGAGTCGGCGCGGGTTACGATCCCGTCACACCCGGTGAACATTCCCGGGGAGCCCTACCGGGGGAGGCGGCTAACCAAAACGCCCCCGGACAGCCCTACCGGGGGAGACGGCTAACCAAAACGCCCCCGGACGAATCCACGCGCTCATTCGTCCGGGGGGACCGGCCATGCCCATGTCGCACGCGGCCCGCGAGGCCGCAATCAGAACCGCAATCCACGAGTGGGCTGAGGAGCAGGTAGCCAAGGCGCCGCCGCTGCGTGAGTGGCAGCGCGCGATTCTTAGGCCGCTGCTCGACTGCACCGACGGCTCGGTATCACTACGCCGGCGGCCCACGCAACACGACACGCCGGCGAGCGTGATTCGACCGCCGGGAGGTGGGGAAGGGAACGCATCGGCACGCCGTGGGGGCGGCGTGACCAGCGAGGACTACCGGCCGTGACCGCCGCCCAGGCGACGGAAACGACAGGTATCAAACGTCGCGCGTATGGCGCCGGGCACGCGTACACCATCGACGGCTCGAAGGTGCCCGGCGTGACAAAGATCCTGGCCATGCTCCCCAAAGACGCCCTGATCACATGGGCGGCCAACAGCGGCGCGGACTACGCCACCGACAACTGGGACGACCTCGCGAAGCTCCCGCTGTCCCAGCGGCGCAAGCTCATCGCGAACGCCCACCGCGAGGACCGCGACACCGCCGCCCGCAAGGGCACGCAGGTGCACCGCATCGCGACGGGGCTCATCGACGGCGAGGCCGTGGAGTACCCCGAGGAACTCGCCGGCCACGTGTGGTCGTACGTCGACTTCCTGGACCGCTACAACGTTCAGCCCGTCGCGGTCGAGCTGGTCGTCGGGAACCGCACCGAGCGCTACTGCGGCACCCTCGACCTCATCGCGGACCTGCCCGCCGTCATGCTGACCAGCGGGCGCGTCATCCCGACCGCGCGCTGGCTGCTCGACCTCAAGACCAGCCGCAGCGGCATATGGCCCGAGACCGCACTGCAGACGTGCGGCTACTGCCGCGCCGAGGTCTACCTCGCCGCCGACGGCACCGAGCGCCCGTTCCACGAGCTCGGGGTGCAGCGGACCGGCGCCGTCCACGTCCGCGCCGACGGGTGGGACCTGCGCCCGCTCGAATCCGGCGAGCCCGTGTGGCAGTTCTTCCGCCACCTCATCGCGGTCAACGCCGCGAAGGAGGACATGCGCGGCTGGGTGGGCGAGGCCGCAGAGCCGCCGCCCGTCCACGCCGCCGAGCCCCCCGGCAGGTAGCCGGGGGCGGGGGGCGGGCGATCGCAGTCCCCCTGCGCGGCGCCCGCCCCTCTGTGTCATCAGCGCCTCAATCACCGCATAGGCAACCACCTCCGCCACGGAGAGAGGAGACCGTTAAAGTGACGCCGATCACGCTAGCAGCCCGTAGCAGGTCCCGCACGGGAAGCGAGCGACGACATGCCGGGTGAGGTCAGCTTCCGCGACTGGTACGCGGAAGCCGAGGCCGCCGCCCACGTCGCGACGCAGCTCGCCGACACCCCGTTCGTGCCCGACACGCTGAAGAGATGGCGGGCCGTCAACGGGCGCAAGATGCTCGACCTCGACGGCACCGTCGCCGTGGTCACCGCCGCGCTGCTGACCGGGCAGGAACTCGGCTTCGGCCCCATGGCGTCGCTCCGCTCGATCGATATCATCCGGGGCACCCCCGCGCTGCGCGCCATGGCGCTGCGGGCGCTCGTGCAGAAGTTCGGCCACGACATCACCGTGGTCGAGTCGACCGCCACCCGCGCCGTGGTGCGCGGCCGGCGCTCCAACGGCGAGACGCAGCAGTCCGTGTGGACGCTCGACCGGGCGCGCGCCCTCGGCGTCTACCCCGGCCCCGCCGACGGGCAGTGGCAGCGCCAGCCCCAGTCCATGCTCGTCGCGCGGGCGTCGGCTGAGATCTCCCGCTGGATCGCTTCCGACGCGATCCTCGGCATGCCCTACGCCGCCGAGGAACTCGCCGACGAGCCCAACGAGGTCTACCCCGGCGAGGCCCCCGCCGAGGCCCCGGCCGCGAAGCCGCCGCCGAAGACCGCCCGCCGCAAGACCCGTGTAAACGGCGCCGCGGACAAGCCCCCGCTCGCGCTCGCCCCGCCGCCGCCGCCCGCGCCCGAGCCCGTCGCCGGCACCCACGGGCCGCCCGCCCCGCCCGTCGACGCCGAGGGCGAGCCCGTCCCCTACCCCGCCGAGCCCGCCGCCGAGGACGATCCGCCGCCGACCGTGTCGCGTAAGCAGCTCATCTCGATTCACGCCCAGCTCCGCGAGGCCGGCATCACCGACGCCGCCGAGGGGCTGCGCCGCATCGGCGAGTGGATCGGCCGCCCCATCACCACCACCAAAGACCTCACCGTCGCCGACGCGAGCACCGTGCTGGACCGCCTCGCCGACGCCGCCGCCGAACACGCACCCGAGGAGGCCCCCGATGCTGATCAATGACCAGGCGTTCCATGAGCTGGCCGGCCGCGCCGACGTGTACCTGCGGTTCGGCGGCGCGATGATCTCGCGCGATGACCTCGCCGCGATCGTCGCGGACTGGGCCGAGGCCCGCGCGACCGTTACCCACGTGATCGCCCTCAACCGCAAGGCCCTCGACGACCTCAACGAGCTAGAGCTCACCGGGACCGGCGGGCACGGGCCGATCGGGTGGGGCGGCGCCATGAGCCCCGCCGCGCGCCGCGTCGCCGAGGACTCCGCGTGACCCGCAACCGGGGCAACCGCGCCCCGCACTGGGTCGCCGCCTACCTGCGCCCGTGGTGGCCGGACATCGAGCCCACGCCGAACAGCCGCAAGGGGCGCGACCTCCTCGGCACCCCGGGCACCGCGATCGAGATCAAGACCGGCGCCGAGTGGCGCAGCGCGTGGCTGAAGCAGGCCGCCGGGTACGCCGACGACGGCGAGGTCCCGCTCCTCGTCTACCTCCCGCCTGGCCTCGGCGAAAAGCACGTCGCCGACAGCATGGCGATCATGCCGCTGCGCGTGGTCATGCCGCTGCTCGTCGCGGCCGGGTTCGCCCCGTCGCCGCGCGACCTCGCCGCCGACCCGCCCGACGACGAGGGCGGGCCGTGGTGACCGGCCCCGGGCGCGACTACCTCGCCGAGATGGACAAGAAGATAGCCGACGCCACGGCGGGCACCGAGTGGATCGCGCCCGTGGTGGCCGCCAAGCTGCACGCCGACCTCCTCGCCGACGACCCTGAGCTGCTCGACGGGTGGCTGCGCGCCATTGCCCCGGAGGTGCTGCGGCAGGCGATCGGCAACAGGTCACGCGCCGCTCGGCTCGCCGCGCGCCACGGCGCGAAGCCGCGTGCGTTCGCCGCCGCCGCCGAGGCCGGGGACACGGCCGCCCTCGTCGGGATGTTCGCGGTCGACTACGTGGTGGCGCCCGACCGGACCCGCAAGCGCGCCGGGGACATGACCGGCCCCGATCACGAGTACGTCGCCGGGGAGTACGCCGACACGGCGAACACCGCGCGCCTCCTCGCCGCGTTCCACCGCGCCGTGGCCGAGCAGGTCGGTGGCCGCCGCACCGCCGACGTGTTCAGCCTCGACCAGTACGAGGCGATGTACCGATCGATCACCGGCCGCAAGGCAGCGTGACCTAACGATGACTACCCAGCCCGCCGCCTCCCGGCCCTACCCGACTACCCCGCCCGGCCCAGACCCGGCCTCACCAAATCCGCCCCGACTGCCCGTGCCCGCCCAGCCCTGCCCGACCCGACCGCCCTGCCCCGCCCTGCCCCGCCCTCCCCGCCCGCCTCGCCCCGACATCCCTGGCCCACCCGACATGCCGGCCCTGGCCAGACCATCCCGTCCCGGCCCGAGCCATCCCGTCCCGACCCGACTATCCCCGCCCGCCTGCCTCGCCTCATCCCACCCCGCCCCGACAGGCCAGGTCAGCCCCGCCCCTATCCCATCCCGCCCCGACATCCCTGGC